GGTCACCAAACCAATACGCGAAGCAGCCAAAGAACTGGAAGTGGTTCGCCCTGGTCAGCTGACAAAAGAACAAATGCAAGCGCAGTTTGAAGCCGCACAAGGCAAAGTACCAGCTGGCAGCGTAGGCGCGGCTGCAGCACAAAACAATCCGTACTTTGGCAAGATCACAGGCGAAGAAACAGTTCGCGGTCAATTCCCCCAAGTCAAGCTATCCAAGACCCCGACCGATGTGCCAATGAACGAGCAAATGATTCGTTCGCAAATAGCCCAGGAAATCATGCCTGGTGCTGGCGTTCGACCAGGCGTTGTTACTGGCAACGAAAATCTATTGCGTAATGAATACACAAAAGCAAAACTAGACACAGATGAAGGCCGATTGTTTAAACAACAAATTGCTAATGAACAAGCAGCTTTGTCAAAATATGCTGAAGAACGGGTAAATGCCACAGGCGCGTCCCGCAGCTTGATTAATGACGAACAGCGTGGCGGTCGAATCAATGACGTAATATATGGCGCAAATGCCGATGATGTTTTGCCTGGCAGCATTATGGGTTATTTAAACCAGGCAAAAAAACAAGTTTACGATTCGGCATTCCAAAAGGTTGGCAACAATCAAATCAAAACATCTCACGTTGACGATTTATTAAAAAACCCACAATGGGCTGCTGGCTTAAAAATTAAGGGCGTAGAAGGCGTTCAGTCCGCAGCAAAGGATTATTTGAACTTGGCTAAAACCGTTGGGTTTGAAGACATGAACGGCGTTATGCATCCGCCAGGTTCGGTCGCTGCCTATGATGCCGTTCGAAAAGCTATAAATGCCGATTGGACTCCGCAAAATGCAAACGCAATCCGTAGGGTTAATCAAGCAATCGATAAAGACATAGCCGCGGTTGCTGATCCAGCTTTATACAAATTGGGCGATCGCATACACGAAGCGGAAAAAACCCTTTTGGGGTCAAAAGGTATTAAAACCTTATTTGGCGAAGTAGATAAAAACGGGGTTCTTACTTCTTCTACACCTTTGGAAAAAATACCATCCAAGCTAAATAATCTGCCCAAAGATCAATGGCGGCACATTAGAGACACTTTAAACGACCTGGCAAATGGGCGCGTAAGAGGTGCGCCAGAAGGAATGCCGCCAGTACCGCCAGAATTGATGCAATCAGCAAAGGCTGCGGTTGCCGAAATTGATGGCGCGTTGGCCCGTGAAGTCCAAAAAGCTGGCGGATCAAAAATGGGTGAATGGAATCAAAATTCAGCAAATAACGTTATGAATTCGGTTGTAGGCCAAAAAATCCTAGAAACATTTCCGCCCAATGAAATACAAAAATTCCACACATTGAACTATGCTGGACACTTAATGCCTGGCATACATGGCTACGAAGGAGCTGCATTACAGGCTAGAAGAGTTGGATTAATAGAACGTAGTTTGCCTGGAATTGGCGCTGCAGCTGGTGGTGCTGTGGGTGGATTTTTGGGTGAAGTCCCAGGCGCAGCTGTTGGCACATTTCTGGGCCGTGAAGCTGGCGCAAGAAGACAAGCCAAACAAGAAGCTAAAGCTGCAGAAAAAGCAGCTCAACAAGCCAAAAAAGAAATGCAAGAAGCCGCTAAACTTGGCAAACAAACAGGCCAAAACAAAGCCAGCGATTTGCTGAACAAGAAATAAGGATCAAACATGGCAGTCAATCTTTCGCCGATCGGCAATAGCGAACAATTCTTTGATAACAACGGTGTTCCGCTAAGTGGCGGTTTGTTGTATACCTACCAGGCTGGGTCTAGCACCCCCCTGGCAACCTACACCGACATTAACGGCACGGTCGCAAACGCTAACCCTATTGTTTTGAACTCTAGCGGTCGCCTGGACAATGAAGTTTGGTTGACCTATGGTTACTTTTACAAGTTTGTTTTAAAGACTGCTGCAGCTGTAACCCTGGGAACATACGACAACATTTACGGAATTGTTGGAACACAAACCGCGGTCGGCACTACTATTCCAACTGGCGTAATTACCCTTTGGTATGGATCGATCGGCAGCGTACCTACTGGCTGGTATTTGTGCGATGGTTCAAACGGAACACCTGATCTGCGCGACAAATTTGTGGTCGGCGCTGGATCAACTTATGCCGTGGCTGCCACGGGTGGATCTGCTACTGCAACGCTAGTTGTTGGTAACTTACCAGCGCACACGCACATAGCAACTTCTACTGTTTCAGAAACACCTCACTCACATACTGGAACTGGTGGTCAATATGTTCAAAATGGCGGTGGTGGCTTAGGCATTGGTGGCGGTGCTGGATATTCAATATATACATCAACTGCAACAGCTTCAACTAATCTTACTGTGGCAACAACTAACGCTACTACTGGCTCTGGCACATCGTTTAGCTTGTTGAATCCTTACTATGCCCTGGCTTACATAATGAAGTCCTAGACTCAATATGAAAATGATTAGCGAAACAGAGGCTAAATTGTTAACACACGAACAATTGTGTGCCGAACGGTATAAAAACATTGAGCTAGCCCTATCCGTTGGCGAAAAGCGCATGACCAAGATCGAATATCTTCTTTATGGGGTAATGGTCTGCGTTTTACTAGGACCAGGTGTGGCTGCCACGTTTCTACAGAAGTTTTTTGGCCTATAGGATGTGTTCGATCCGCTAACCATTGGGGCGGCGTTTAAGGCCATGCAGCTGGCCTATGACGGGATCATGTATTGTTGCGATGCGTTGAACCAGGGTAAGGTAGCGGTAAAAAAGGTAAAACAGGCAACCGAAGATGCAAAGACCATTGTTAACGAAGCCAGGTCAATCTGGGGATTCTTTAGGGGACTTTTTAGCTCAGCCGAACCACAACCAGAAGCCAAGCCTTTGGCAAAAAAGAAGGAAACCTACACAACCCATATTCCCAACGAAACCGAAATCGTCCAGCAGTTTATTGGGCACTTAGGGGCGTTTTTCCGTCACCACAAGGAATTGACCGAATATGTGGAGATTAAATACGAAGAAGTTTTCCGTAGCGTTGATCCTGATCCAGAAGACATATTGGAATTAAGCGTATACAAAAACGAGCTGGACCAGGCTTATGTAAGGCTGTCAGGCATGATGCGCGGGGCTAGTGTGCCGTATCAATTAGGACCGCTTTGGGACAACTACAACAACATATATTCCAAGGTCCAGGCGGAGCAGCAAAAGCGAAAAGAACAAATTAGAATCCGAAGGCAAAAAGAAGCTTATCAACGCGAAAGGTTTAGGCAAGAAAAAGTGGAATTAGTCATTGGCGTGTCCGTGGTGCTAATCATTGTTTCTTGGCTTTATGCCCTATGGATAAATTCATTTACAGAGGGGTTCTAATCCTGGTTTGCATAATGCTAACCATTGTCCTAATCATTTCGCCCGTGTTGATAATGATGTGGATCAAGATTCAAAAAGCGGAAATCAGGATCGAGAAAAAAGAAAAGCAGATCAACCGACAATTATTATTACTCGAAAGGCAACGTAATGAATGAACTATTCAATATTCTCAAGAGTTTCGCACCCACGCTGGCAACTGCTGTGGCTGGTCCTTTGGGTGGTGCTGCTGTTACCGCCTTGGCTTCTAAGCTTGGCGTTTCTGATTCCGTGGATGCTGTCGCTAAAGCTATTGCGGGCGATCCAGCTGCAGCTGAAAAAATTGCAGAACTAGAACTGGAATATGCAAAGTTAGATGCCCAGGATAGGGATTCTGCTAGAAAAGCTTATGCAGCAATTGCTACTTCTGAAAACTCTACTAAATTGGATAAATTGGTAGTGCCAATTCTGGCTTTGGGCGTGGTCGGGTTAGCATTTATTTTGATCGCTGTTTTGATGTTTGTTGATACACCCAACGACCAGCAGCAATTGGTAATATTTGCGCTAGGTTTTATTACTAGCGCTGCGGGCCAGGTTTTGTCGTTTTATTTTGGTTCAAGCCAGGGCAGCAAAGATAAAACAGAAGACATGAAAGGCATGGTTAAAAAATGAACTTATCCGAACACTTCACCCTGGAAGAAGCTACTTATAGCGAAACTGCTATTCGGATGCACATTGACAATCAGCCAGACGATAGACAGTTAGAGAACATGAAGTCGGCTGCACAACAACTAGAGGCGGTCCGAAATGTCACAGGCGCTCTTCGTGTTAATTCTTGGCTACGCTTGCCTAATGTCAACGTGGCTGTTGGCGGTTCTAAGGTATCCAGCCACATGGATGGTTGGGCTATTGACTGCTCTTCTTCTGCTCACACTCCTTACGAAGTATGTCAGCTTGTTATAAAAAATGGCATCAAATTTGACCAGCTCATACATGAATACGGTCGGTGGATGCACATATCGTTTGCGCCTGAAATGCGCCAGCAATCGTTAACTATTTTCAAACCAGAAGGCAAATACAAGATTGGCATTTTGACAGAAGCCGAATACAAAAATAATTAATCCTTTTCCACGCTAAACCAAAGTACGGCGATTATTACGCCGACTCCAATACAAGCGCCGACCATTAGCAGCACAATAATGGTTAGTATGCTAGACATCATATTAAATTCCTTTGGATTGGTGCGATCTGCCATTCACGTTCCATGCGGTTAGATTTTGACTTAACCACGTTGCCCGTCAAGCAGATTTCCCCTTCCCTTTCCAGCTCATGCAGCCGCCTGGCGACTTGCATGGACTCCAAACCAGTATGGTGGGCTATGCCATCTTTGCCCAGGCTGCCGTGTTCTATAAGGCATTGCACGATCTTGGCTGCGTGGGCTTTGGCTAGGTCCTTTGCAGAACCAGCCGCGGCCCAGCTTGTCATCGGATCGCTATTTCTAACCCTTGGATGATCAAGCATTGCAGCTCCTAGAATTTAATATCTTCGTATTCGCCAGGCCTGGATTCGCCTGGTTGATCTTCTTTTGGTTTCTTTTCATAGCATTGAAACCAACCGTCATAGTCTTTTGAAACGGGCATCGAATCCATTTTGACCGTGAACTGAAATTTTGTTAAATCAATTCCATCTGGACATTCGACACGCAATGTTCCATGTGCTGCCCAAAAGGTTTTTTCTTCACCATTGGCGGTTTTGTAAGTGCGGGCGGGAAATTTTAAATCGTAGGTTTTTTTCATTTTGAATCAATAATTTTGTTAAGTTGTTGGACCTGGGCATCGACTTCGGCTAGAAATTTCACAATTTCCGTTTCAATCTCTGCGATATATTTATCGTCACGGTCTACCCGTTTGACAAACAATTGCGCCTTGGGTGGCATTCGGGGATCGAACACCACATACTGGCAATACTTACGGTCCGCACAGGCCATTTGGAATTGCATCTGCGTTATGTAACGCTGCGGGACTTTTTGGGTTAGTAGGGCTTCGATCATTCCCTTCGATTCTGGGCATTTGATCTCGATCATCCCTTCGCCATCGTCCAGAAGGCCATCAGGGGACGCGCCAGCCATGTCAATTAATGGATGGGGTATGAACCCCACTTCTTGAACCATCTGGCCCGTGGTGGCTTCAAAAAATCCGCGGGCGTAGGGTTCTTGGTCCACGCCCCATTGCATGGCGGAGCTAGTAAACCCTTCGGCCTTGGTCTTGGTGATACGCTCCAGCACCAGCTGCGCGATGTAGTTTTCGCGGGTGGCTGCATAACCAGTTTTAGTTTTGGCGATTACATCTGCCACGCGGGATGCGGTTACTTTGCCCAGGCGGGCGGCGAACCATTCTTCGGTGCGTTGTTCAATATCAGACATTTGCTTTTTCCTTTTTTGCACGATCTACACGGGATTTCTTGGCTGCCATAACTTTGGCTTGCCAGGCCTGGTCGCCGTTGCAAGCTTCAAACGCTGCCTGGAATGCTTCGGTTAACTCTTCGCTATTGCTGGTGGCATCGATCGCAGCCAGGTGGTCCGTCATAGCTTTGTCGTTTACTTTGCTGGCTGGCTTTTTGGATGCAGCGTTGCCATCATCATCTTCTGGAGCTATGCCACAGGCAGCCATAAGACTGTAGCGGCGGGCATAGGCCAACGCGCTAGCGTAGCCCTGGGGATCGTGTTTGACCGCGGGGAAGTGGACAATACCGCACTCCAGCATTTCGCCAGATTCGTGGACAAATACAGTTTCAACCATTACGCCATCTTTGCATTCGTAATTTCGTTGCAACAAGAAAATACCGTTATCGTTTAACGCGTCCACAACGGCTTCCACGCAAGCGGATAGGTCAGCGTAGCGGCTGCGGAAATGCGGGTTCGTAGCGGTCTTTAAAGCTGGTCCAAAGGCCTTTTGTGCTTTGACCAGGGCGGTGGCAATGTTTTTCATGTGTTTTTCTTTCAGTAAGGGTATTTAGGACCGCAAGTAACTTCGACAATGGTTTCGACCGTGTAGCCGCTAACCTTGCGTTTTGCGTACAAAGGGATGGCCCGCAAGCCATTGGTTTCGCATTGCTTAACAGCATCAATTACTTCGTTGCGTCCCATTGATTGAATTTTTGCGTCAACAATCAATTCCTGGTTGGGCGCAACAAATTCGGTGACGGGCGCTTTGGTTGTGTTGGAGCAGCCAAACGAAATAATTGATGCCATGCAGAGTAATGTGTATGTGATCATTTTCATTTCAGTTTCCAGTTATAAAAAGGGCAAAGATCAGGCCAGCGACAAAGCCGCTTAACCACAAAATAACCAGGTCCGCCCTGGTTGGGCGTGTTGGCGTGTAAGGGCCTTGGATGGCGTTTTGGGTGTAGTTATCAAGTTTCATAAAATGACTCCAGTTTTTTGGTAGTAACGATCAAGGGCGGCGCTGAGTTTTTGTTCTTCATACTCAGCGTTGCAAGCAATTTCATATTCGCGTTCCAGGGCTTTAATCATGGTGTCGGATAACACGTTGTAAAGCTCCAGGTCGCCAGCTGTACCCTGGCTAACAAACACGTGCCACAAGTTGCCAGATTCACGGCAGAAGTAGCATTCCAGGGTGGTGGATATATCGTCATGGTCAATATCCATTTTTTCCAAATCTTTGTTTACATCGTGTTTCATGCTGCAGCCCTTTCGCGTGTGCCGACCAGCTGCCCATCCATGATCTGGAACAGAATAGTTTTAGCAATATTGAGGGTTTTACGAGCGCCTTCGGCATCGCCGCAAGCCATAAGCTCCTGGGCATCGGACATAAGTCCAGCAACAACCATATTGCCGCCAGTAACTTCGTAGGTGAAAGAAGCTTTTACAGATTTGATATAGGCATCAATATCTGCTACACCGTACATTTGAATATTTGACATTTTTAATTTCCTTTTAAAAGACCCGTTAGGGCGTGATTGAATTATAAGCCCGCTTAATACGGGCTGTCAACAATTATTTCCAAACTGAATAAGGTTCGCCGCCAGACAATGCAATGTCGTATGGGGAAAAGATGGGGGTGAAATTGCGTGGTGTGTTTTGAATGTTTACGGCGTTGTCGTAAAAATCTTCGCGCAATGTGTCTAGGCGTTTGCCGCCGACTTCGACCAGGCTGCAATTTGCCTGGATGGTTAACACGTTGATTGGTGTGTTGCGACCAAATGTAAAAGCTCTCATTTTAATTTCCTTTTAAAAGTCCCTATGCGAAATTGCTGGGGCATGAATGAATTGTAAAGCCAGCTTATCAATTATTTACTAGGTGGTTTCCCTAATCTGGTCATAAAAAGCTACGACTTCGTTTTCGATCTGCCACAGCTTGGCGATCACTTCCGCTTGCTGGGCTTC